CCTCCTGCTCGATCAGTCGACTTAGGAAGCTGAGATCCGTCTCCTGCGACTGGTCGAGACGGTCATAGGTGATGTCGTCCGTTTCAAACAGCAGCTTCATGCCCGCAGTCTGGGCGATGCGCGTGGCGATCTGCTTCAGCGTCACCTTCTCCCAGGCTTTGGTCCGCGGCTCATCTTTGAGCCTTGAGTTACCAGGGAAGGAAGCAGCCTGGATCGTCACTGCGTCCGGCGGACCGCCCAGCGACACCGTGTCCACATCAAAGGTGCCACACTGCAGCGTCCGCTTGGTTACGCCAGAATACCAGTGCAGCAGATCCACCGACGCCTTGATGCGCTCACCCCGCTGTGGCAGCCACGGCCCCCTCCATTTGCCCTCCCGGTCCTCCAACTCGATCCGGAGATCATCTGCCCGCCCGTTGCCCGCATCTGTATAGCTCAGAGACATCAAAAAAGGCGCGATATCCAGAGAGATATCCACGCCTTGATAAACAATTACCGGTATTGCTTGTCTTATGGCCATCACTGCCCCCTCTTCCACGGCGGCAGCTCGTCATCAATGATCTCCGCCTCCGCCGGAATCCGGAGCCGAACACCCGCCGAAAAGATGACGACCCGCAGGTGCGCGGGATTGAGCTGCATCAGCTCCGTCATCTGCCGACTGCTGCCGTATAGCTTGTGACATATGCCGTCCCAGGTGTCACCCTGCAGAGTGATATACTCAGCCATGGAAACTCAACCTCCGATCCTCTTGCGCCAGGCGACGCATATATAGTTTGAACTGCTCATAGGTCGGTTGCACGGCCTGGGCTACACGATCCACATCCCCCTGGCTGCCACCGGGTACGGTGATGACCGGGGCAAAGGTGATTGTTGTATTTCCGGCATCCCCCCGTGTTGGGGAGAACGCACTCTCCATCAGCTGAGTCGCAGCCTCCAACAGACGCTGGTTAGGCGACTCATTGACTTGCAGCTCCATTGGTCCAACATCCGTGGATTGTACCCCGAAGTCACTTAGACGATTGTTGCTCTCCAGAAGCTCCTGAATCTGCGGATCCAACGTGTGTTGGACCCAAAGCTCGCGCGGTACCTCCGAATAGACGGGATAGTTATCGACTGCTCCCGCGTCGGGTCGGCTGCCGTCTGGGTTACGACCCATCAGGCGGTTCGTCTCATCCAGCAGCCAGTGGGAACGCGGCCTGTCGTCTAGTGGGATGGCCATCTCTGGGCCAGCCTCACCAAAAATAGACGGCTCGCTTGCAATGCCTCCCTCGGCATATCCCTTCGCTTTAGGTAGTGTCATATGTGGCGAAATGCCAAGATTCTGGTATGCGACAGTAACGTTCACTGTCTTCTCTGTAGGGAGCATGTTTAATTCCGTTTTCAGATTAGATAAGGAGACAAACGCCTCATTAAACCTCGTTTTCTCAGCTTCCGTCAAAGTATGAAACTTTGCTGCCTGGTCTTCCAGAGTCCCGCCCAAGTCTAACTCAATGAGAGCTTGCTGGGAATCATATATTGCTTGGAAGCTGGCTAAAGCATCATCTATATCGGATTCAGCATCAGTCATTTTGTTGTAAAATTTATCGCTCGACTCATATAATGACTTCATTTCAACTGCGAGATTCGCCCAGTTCCCACTATAGTCATGTCCCGTGGCTTCGCTTATTTCACGGGCTAGATCCCTAAGCCTTTCAGCCTGTTCCACATCTGATGAACTTGTTGCAATTATGTCTTGCTGCCGCTCTACGAACTTGCTGTATTGTAAAAACGCTTCTTGGGCTTGTGCATAAGACTCTTCGTATTTGGCATGTTCAGCAATAAGCTTTTCGTATTCATTTTGCAATTGAGGAAGCTTATACTGACCGTCCATGACCTCTTTTTCAAGATCACGTTTTTCCATTTTCCATCGAACATCCTGCAGTTCGTTTGCCAAGTCTATTTGTTCACGAAAGCGGTCCGATTTAGCGTCTTCCGCCCTCAGTATTTCAGGGTTAAGGGCAATAAGTTCCTGTTCAACGAGTTGTATTTTCCGTCGAGCCTCTTCCAATTCAACAGCTGGGGTAGCTGAGTCTTTAATCTTTGCGTTCAAACGATCATATTCTGTCGTGAGTTCTGCTGTCCGGTCTCGTTGTTCACTGACTGCCGAAAAATCTCTGAATGCTTCATTTAAAGATTCATCCATATTTAATAGAGCTTCGCGCGCCTTATCTTGGTGCTCCTTGTATGCGAGGACACCCGCCGTCAACAGACCAACCGCTCCGACTGCGATCCCAACGGGATTAGTGAAAAAGCCGAGCGCGGTCCCAAACTTACCAAGCGTTGTGGTTGCCCCGCCAACGCCCCTCCCGGCCTTGCCCGCCGCATTCTCAACCTGGAAGAAGCCACTTGCAATGGACAAGGCATTTTTTCCGATCAGCGCTGCAGGTGTGGCCAGGGCCAGAAACTTGATGAGATCCTTGTTGTCGACAGCCCAATCAGCCAAACGCTCAAGAGTTGGCATGAGATCCTCCGCGATCGGAAGCACCAGCTCCGTCATAAGCTGCCGACCCAAGCTCTGCCAATCCTTGCCAATGGTATCAAAGCGGATCGCCTCGATCTCCTCCATGGTCGCCTTGGTCATATCAAACTGACTACGCGCGCTCCCCATTGAATTGATGACTGCCTGCTCCACATCCTCAAACTGTGTACCAAACAACGCGACGCCGATCTGATTACGCGCCAGTGGATCCTCGATCTCCTGCAGCTTGGTAATAACCATCTGCATGGCATCGCTACCCTTGACCGATCCGGAGGACAGACCCTCCAGGATGTTGGCTCCTTCGCCCATGATGCTGCCCAGGATGGTAAAGGTATCGCTAGCCTGCTTACCGCCCTTTTTGAGCTTGCCAACCATGATGTCGGCCGTCTCCTTGCCAACCTTGCTGACGAGCTCCAGATACTGCGTGGACTTCTTCCCGCCCTTGGTGAGAGCGTCAGTCCACTCGACGATGTTATCTGGCGCAAACAGCTCAGCTAGGGCGTCATACGTGGCGTCGCTGCCGTCCTTCAAGCGGATATTGAACTCTTTAACCGAGTCACCAACCTTGTCCAAGTTGAACGCCCCCGCGTCAAGGCCAGCTGCGAAGATGTCGAACATTTCATTGGCCGTGAAACCAAGTGCAGCGAACTGCGGTGCATATTCATTGGCCGAGTCCAGGAGCTCATTGGACTTGTTCAATCCCTGCTGAGCACCCTGAGCCAGCAAATTGAATGACTCCGTCGACGTAATGCCAAAGTTTTTCATCATGGTGTCGGACGCCTTCACCGACTCCTTAATGTCCTCGCCGAACACCTCGCGAAAGACCATCGCCTCACGGCTCATGTTCTCCAGCTCATCACCGGTGAGCTTACTTACCTGGCGAACAGTGGCGATCGAGTTGGAAATGTCAGCAAAGCCTTCCCCAAGAGGTATTTCGTAGAGATCCTTTGCTATCTGCTCCATCTCGGCCATTTCGGCCTTGCTGACGCCGGTTGAGGCTTCGAGCTGGGCCATTGAATCGTCAAACTCCAAAATGGCAGAGCCGATGTTTTTGATACTATCCTCCACGCCTTGAACGATGGCGAAAGCTCCGGAATACTCCGCAACGCGCTTGAGTGTATCGCCAAAATTTCGACTACCCTTCTCGGCGTTTCGGATTTCGCGATCAAATTGCTCTACTTCCCGGGACATCTTGCCAAAGTTTCCTGATCGGGAGAGCTCCCGCAGCTCCCGATCGATGTTCTCCAGCCCATCGGCCGCTTGGCCGAACGAGCGCTTGAAGGATGATTCCAGCTCGGCGTCCAGTTTGAAGGATACCTCGTATTCTCTACCTCTTCCTGCCACGGCTCGGATCCTCCTTCCGTCGCTTATTCATCCGCACGATCCAGTCCGTCAGCTCGCGCAGAGGCAAAGAAAGGAAGTACGGGATCGGCGTGTACGTCATCATGGCCAGCGATGCGGCCAGGTCGCGCACGTCGACCTGGCCATTTAATCCTATCCGAGCAAAAAACGCTGAGCCCTCAAGGTCACCATGGAGAAATCTTTTGCCGGCAATGCGCGGATCAACTCGACGGGTACCTTAGCAGCACGGGCCGCTACATAAGCCTGATACTCCTTGTTAGCATCCTTAAAGAGCATTGACGCACCTTCCAGTTGCATGTACTGTCGCTCGCAGGAGATGATGTCCTCCCCTGTCAACCGATCAAAATCAAGATTTAGATCTTTCACTTCCCCGCCTTCAAACGACCACGCCCGCCGCAGCGTGTAGATGCTGGTGGCGGGCGTTTCGGTGGTTACATCCTCTTCGGTTTTTACTTGATCTGTCATCGTTTGGTCTCCCCTCACAATCCAAGTTGTTGGCGCATCTGCGCGAGCGCATCAAAGCCGTCGACCCGGTAGATAAAATTGTACTTGTCCAACTCGAGCAGCTCGCGGCCATCAATGGTGATCTTGAGGTACGTGACCTCGAGCTCGTTACTGCTGCCCATTGTCGACGACGGTTGCATATTCCCAATCGTGCCGCCTTTGGGCACGGCCTTGACTGTCACTTTAACAGCCTGCGAGCGGTACGTCCCGCTGGCGGAGTCATACACCTGGACCGCGCCCCGGAAGTCCAGGGCGTGCGATCGCTGCTGCAGCAAACGGATCGTGCTCTGCTGGACCGTGCGCCAGTTAAGCGTAACGGTAATACTCCCGAAGTGGCCGATTGTTGGGCTATCGACTTCGCCTGCAATGCCAGCGCCGGAGACCGTGTCGGTCATGGACTCGAGTGTCGGCAGCACGATATCGCTCACGCCGAGGTACTCGGAGCCCTCGCGATACACCGTGAAATTGGATAATCTCTCTGGAATTTGCATGTTTTTTTCTTCCTCCTTACCCTGCGAACAGGGCGCTCAGATAGGCCGGATCGTACTCAACGATGAACTCGATCGAGCGTGCCGGCGATGGCGGCGTGACGTAGACATGCAACCGGATGATGCCATCCATCAGGTCTGTCTGCGGGTTTTCCGACAGGTTAAACTCCACGCGGCCACCCAGGATCGCACCTTGCGCAGCCAGGCCGTTAAGCCACAAGTTGACGCTGTCAGTGATGGCTTCAATCAGACGTGGCGTGATCGGTGCGTCAAGACGCTGCCAGTAGGTCAGGATCAGCGTGTTGCGGATCCAGTCCATCATGCGGCGAACAGGGATAAATGCATCCTTGGGATCCGTGGTGCCTGGATAGGCTGCTGTCCGGTTGCCCCACGCCTTCCACCCGCCTAGAAAGTTGAGCGCGGTGACAATGCCTTCCCCGTTAAGGTAGGCTGCTTGCTCCGGACCGAGGAACATTGGTGTGCCGTCGGCCAGCACCGCCGCATCCGCCCGCAAGGACTGATTGGACGGGGAGACATACGGGATATCGCCATTGGCCGCATCCGTGGCCGCCAACACACCAGCCACCTGCGTGGACAGATGGAACGTCCAATCCCCGAGCTTAACCATCGGGTACGCTGCAATCTGCGCCGGCGACGAATAGCTGTTGTCGGCTTTCCAGGCTGGAGCATCGCTGTAATTCATGTCGGCGGCGAGGTCCACAATCGCCGTAGCCCGGAACAATCCATTAATGTTGCCTGCCTTGGCCACCATGACGGCCGCAACGCCTGGATCATCAGAATAGCCTGGCGCCAAGACCATCCCCGGCAGCAAACGGAAGCGTGGGAAGACCTGGTTTACCAGTTCCAATCCCGTCGGCTGGCCGCTGCCATCGATGCCGCCAATGATATCGGCAGATGTTACCGCATCCGGATCCAGCTCCTCGTAATCGACTGTCAGCGTAGCCGAGCTGCCAGTGATTGCTCCACCGGTGATACGCTGAATGACGAGCTGGCCATCCCCGTCGTAATCCAAATCATAATCCGTACCCAGGACGTAAGTCGTCTCACCATCTGCGGATTTCACAGCCACAGATGAGCCCAAGATCCCTTGTGCAGCCACGACAGCAAGGTTGTTCACCATCGACACACTCTCACCGGTGAGCGCCGTCTTGTCCGTTGCCGGATCCAGGACGTTAATTAGCACGATCGGGGACATCGCAAAAAGAGCAAAGTGGGAATAGATCACCTCGCTCAAGGTAAAACGCCAGTCGTTGCTATAACCGAAAGCAGCCACCGCCTCATCGTAGGAAAAGCAGAGTACCGGCTCATTGACCGGCGCCGTCGCTCGTTGCGACAGGTTGACCGGCGCGGTACCGATGACAACCGGCACGGATCCGGTAGAGGCGGGCGGCGTGAGAGCCGTTGGCCGCTCAATGACAGACACCCCATGGTTGTAGGCCATTAAATTGTCACTCCTTCGAGGATCCGGTACGCCTTGTGCTCATGCGTTCCCTTCACCTGGATTTTTTCTTGCGTTTTGGACAGCTCCGCGATCGGCACAAGCAGCGTGCGGATCTCCGGATGCTGCTCGATCAGCGGGGCGACGTGCGCCGGAATCCCACCGCGGAAGACGGCATACTGCTGCAAATGCCCCCGGCCAACGTTAGGGCCGGTATAAATGAGCTGATCCAACTGCTTTTTCGCCGGTACCGCTGCTGGTTCCGCTGCTGGTTCCGGCGTGGGGGCTGTCACTGGGACAGACTCAGCCTGCCTTCGTTCCGCCCTAGATTTTTGCCCTTTCGTTTCTTCCTTCGTTTCATCTGGTCCATTGGCTTCCATGCAAATCAACTCCTTGTATTTGTTCGGTGACACTCTGGACGGACCAACGCGTCACCGCCTGGCCAACCCACAATGGATAAGGCTGACCGTCTGGGATGTCCCAGTTGTATGGCTTCTCCAGCCGGTACCGCTGATCAAGCAGCGGCTGCTGCTGCAGAGCCATCCGGACGTGTTCCATCAAATTAAGCAGATCGTAATTTCCGTCCGGATGGATGAAACCAGCCTCGTCCACCGTGCCGGGATGATACACGCCAAAGCTTAGGTGCACGTGGACCGTGGAACCCGTAGCATCCTGTGGCTCCCTCTCCGGATCCTCGCCGTCCATGATGCGAGCGACGATGTAAGGAAAATCAATCTTTTCCTCTTTGCGCGGATCCTTAAACGGGAGGTACCAATCAAACACACGCGGCACCGTGTAGCGCCCACCGTCCGCCTGCGCGGCCGCATAGTCTGAAACCGCCACCTTCAAATAGGCGACAAGCGCCCGCAATAACATAGCTGCTGTCATCGTTACATCCTCCCCAGCACGCGGCCGACCTCATGGTCGATCCGTTCCGCCATGCGCCGCTGCGCTTCTGTCTGCAGGTGCTCGGCAACGCCTGGCTCGCTGAGCATGACGGGGATCGCCGGACCAAATAACTGATTAATGGGCGTCCGCTTCTTGCCGGCACGCTCAAATACCCCGAGGTGTCCGCTACGCATTTCCGCAACAAACGCACCGGGGATCGGCTTCTTTCCACTCTTTTTCTTGACGGCTGCCCGGAGCACACGGGGTTGCTTCCGGGGCACCTTGGATGGCGTCGTCTTAAACTTGATCAGCGGGATGCTCGGTCCACGCGAGGTGAAGATCATCTCCAGGCGGGCCGCGCTGGCCTTGGTGATGCGGATCGTCTGCCGCACGTCTCCGGCTTTGACATGGTAGATCTCCCGAACCTTCTTGACCGCTTCTGTCCGGACGCCTTGGGAGACCCGGTTCATTGCAGCGCTGAAGGCTTTTGGAATGTTGTTTTGAACAAACTTCAATGCGACCGTAGCCTGCTTAAACTCCTTGCGCGTCGAGGAGAACTTGATCATGTCTGGTTCCCCTCCAGCGTGACGGTCAACATGCCCATCTCATTCTTGACCAGCCTAACCATGTAGGGCGACCCGTTGACGACAATCATTTGATCATATTCCGGCACATATCCAAGCTCAGAGAGATTGACATAGAGGACCATGCGGTTACGGAACACACCTTCCTCATAGTCATTGGCCCGGTCGATGAAGGCATCCTCATCCAGGACGCACAACACCATGATTCCATCCAAATCGTGCAGCTCGCCGAATTCTTCCGGATTGACGAAAACGGCGAGATTATCCAGGGCGACTTGCTCTTTAAACCCCATCTTCCTCACCCACAGTCGCGTAATAGAGCGTGTATTGCGACACACGCTCATCCGCATTACCTGCAGGCTCAAGCTCGGCATCCTTCAGCATTTCGCGCTGCTTGGCTGCAGACAGCTTCGCGAACACATCTGGCGTTGGCAAGAATTCCAACTCCTCATCGAATGTATCGGAATCCCCTTCCTCAACCAGCGGCTCGTACTTCTGGATGTAACGATCCTTCAGCAAGTGTCCAACGTCACGATGAGGAGCATCAAAAAGGGAGCCTTTCCGATAGGAGGCCCCCTCATGCTTCACGATTCCTTTGATTACTTGATACATGTTATCCCTCCTACGGCTTGACTTTGGTATTGATGACTGCCCATGCTGCCACGTCGTATGGAAGTGGTACCGGACGAGACTTGAGCAGCAGGGACTTGGTATCGGAGTTACGATCGATGGTCACCTTGGGCACACGCGAACCCTCATACGTAACGAAGTTGTCCGAGTTTTCCGGGATCTGCGTGATGGCTCCGTACAGCATTTCGCCCAGGTTGCGCGAACCGACGACAACACGGTCCGGATCAATGTAGGGATGCAGGTCTTCCGTCGTGTCGTCATAGTAAAAGGCGTCATACTGGAACAGATCGATGCCCGGCTTGCGCAGACGGCCCAGGTAGGTATACCCATTACCGTTGACCAACCGCTCATCCGGCGCGAGGCTACCAAAATCAGCCCGGCGATAGTCCATCAGCTTCAGGATTTTCTCGTCTTGCAAGAAGTTCCATGCCGCATTTTTGCCAAACATCGCAAAGTCGGGGTTGTAGCCCGCCGACCGCACGAGTGCGGCTGCTTCGTCGAGATCACCAAGCATATTGGGGTTCGCCCCATCCCATTGTGACGTGCCCGTCAGGTTGATGATATTCTCGAAGCCATAGTCGATGCGATCCGTGCGTACCACAGTAGCAGTGTCATCCACATACCCTGTGATTGTGACAATACCCGTTTGAAGAAGCTCCGCGACCTGAAGCTCCTCCCGGCGGGTAATCATGTCGTCGAGCTCGTTATAATCGCGCTGCATCAATGCAATTGCGCGATCTTGTGGCGTCGTTGGGCTGTTGAATACTTGCTCGGCAAACTGCCGATTTTGCAGCAGATCGACATCATACGGACGCGAAATGTTGATGAAGGGAGCGGTGTAGATATCTGTCCGGAAGCCGTCGCGCTTGATATTGATGGACTTGGAGTTCTCAGCCACATACGGCGCGACCCGCTGCCGATTTTTATAGAAGTCCATCAACACATGCTTGGTAGGGAAGGTATGAACACCCGGAAAAAACGTGTCCCGAATCCAGGTTGTCACCGGCATACGGCGCTGGAACGCCGGCATTGTGGACTGCGGCTCGTAAATGTTGAAGTCCCCGCCTTGAGTCGTAGCAATGTTTTGCGGGCGACGGGCGCCAGCACGGTTCATCAGTTGGCTTTGCTTAATTTTCATGGTTGGTCCCCTCTCTTAGTAATCCGTTTTGAAGTAGATGCTGACGGCTTCGAGCTCTTGCTGGTGATTGACGACCTCGTCACCATCCGCTACATAGAGCGACTGGTAACGAAACAGGCCTCGCTTATAGAAGACGGCTTCGACGGCCTCGTCGGTGGTATCGACTTCCTCGGAAAGGACAACGAGCGCCACCTCGCTGCCGTCGGTCGCCGTGCCGTCTACCAACTTGTATTCATCGTCCTCCGTCACCCGGCCGAGCACCGCCCCACGGAGAAGCACACCTTGGCCAGCTGCTACCGTGCCAGAGGTCGTCAGATATGAAACCTCTGTTCCGGCGAACAGCGGATGAACCTCAATGCTGCTGTAATTCTGCGTTTTGAAATCTGCCATAGCTTATTGCCCCCCCATTTGTTGTTGACGTGTAGCCTGCGATTGGCCCGCGAACATACGCATCATCGCATTCACGTCTTTGAGATTGTCGGTGTCGAACTCCTTGTCCTGACCTTGCTGTTGCTCATTGGTTTGCGCCTTGACGTTGTCAGTGCCGGCAGCTTTGTTCGCTTGGATCGCTGCGTCAAAGGTTCCCGTGTTCAGCATTTTTCCTTCCTTCATCGCACGGAAGGCCAATTGTTCTGCAGACATCGGATTGTCACCATACTTGGCTTCATTGACGAGGTCCGGATCGATCCCGACTGCAATCTCATCGATTGCTTTCAAGCGGGCGCGCTCCTGAGCGACAACATCCGGCTGGGAAACATTGCTCGCCTGCGATTGTTGTTGAGTTGGCTGCTGGGCCGGTTGTTGTGCCTGTGGTTGGGATTGCTGCTGGTTAGTCGCTTGCTGAGTCCCACCTTGATTTTGGATTTCTCCTGGCATTTTACTACCCACTCCTTCTGTTTTAAAATTGGCAAATTGGGTCCTGATTTTTTCAAGGACCTCCAATGGAATCATGTCTCCAGTAACCGCCGCGACTGCACTCAGCTGGTTCTCCGGATCAAACATGACCTCATCGGCAAACTTGTATTTCAGTGCATCCTGGGCGCTCATCCACGTCTCTTTGTTCATCAACGTGGTCAGCTCCTGCTGCGACATCCCTGTTTTGAGACGGTATGCATTAGCGATACCCGCATCGACGGTTTTTAGCATCTCCGCCGTATGTTGATGGTCCCGCTTGTCACCCCGGGTCTCTGTGCTCGCATTGTGAATCATCAGTTGGCCAGGCGGCGTAATCATGACCGTATCGCCACCCATCGCGGCGACGCTGGCCGCGCTGGCCGCAACGCCAACAATTTTCACGACGACGTTCGCCGGATAATCCTTCAGCATGGTGTATATCTCAGATCCCGAGAACACATCTCCACCGTTTGAATTAATGATGACCTCCAGCTCATCACCGTTGGCCGTAGCAAGCGCACGTCCTACCTTTCCGGGACTCGTCGCATCCCATTCAAACAGGTCATACACCCACTGATAATCGTTCGGGATGATGACCCCTCTAACTTCGATTCTCGTCGGCATTTTCATTATCACCTCCTTCACTTGGTAAACTGCCATCAGAACGCGGCAAATCTTTGCGGGCTTCCCACTCCCGCCGCAGAATCTCGACGTTGCTGTCCCAGTCCATGCCGGTCAGCTCACTCGTTTCCTTCTCATGCGTGGAGAAGCCGTTGGCAATCTTCTTCTCGGCCGCCAGGACTTCCTTGAGCGGATCGATCTGACCAGGGCTCGGGCCGACCCAAATCGCCTGGCTCCAGAGCTTCCGACGAATCGGATCGCGGAAGAAACCCGGTGCCTTGATGCGGCCGGTCGCAACTGCCTCAAAGAGAAACGTCTCGTAGACGGGTTGGCAGAAGTCATGAGAAAACCAGTCCCTACGATCCCGGAATGACCGCCATGCCTGCAGCAACGCCGCTCGGCTTGCGGAATAGCTGCTGTTGAATACGCTGAGCATTACCTCATAAGGCATGTCCAGCGATGCGCCAGCGAGCTGAGCCATCGACTTCGTGAAGGAATCGAACCCGGATATAGGGTGCTTCGGCTCACCAAACGCAACGTCCTCGCCTTCCCCCAGGACGTTGATCGTCCCTGGACCCAATTCGTAGCTCAACAGCCGCTCCTCTAACGATAGTTGTAGGCGATCCTCTTCATCAATGGCTTCGCCTAACGGGTTGCCTGCTTCGGGAGACGACGTCTTAATGAACGCGGTGAAGAAGCTGTTAATGATGGCTGCGGAGATCTCCGCTTCCGTGTACCGGTTCATCTGCTTAACCTGCTCAATCACCGGCGCCAAGTACGGAACGCCGCGGTACTGCTCTGCCCGCTCGGCGTCCATGATGAACAGCATGTTCGGCAGACCACTTACCGGATTCATCGCATCGACACGCGCCCAATCCATTGGCTTGCGGGACATCAATCCAGACTGCGGATATTGATTGCTGATCCAGTAGGCAATGACCTTCCCGGATGGGTCCATCTCCACCCCGTTTTGGATGGTTCCGCCTCCCGGCAGTTCGACGTGGGTAATCTGCTGCACGTCCCCATGCACAAGGGATGACGGTGAACTAATGGAGTCCGGATTGTTCAGCCGATCCGCCTCAATGAGATGCAGACGAAGCCGGTAAGGGTTCAGCAGCTCCGGAGTGTCCGCGTACTTGACCATCGCCAGCGAGTCGCCGTTCATTAGCCAACCGGTGAGGGCGATCCGCTGCGCATCGTAAAAGTCATTCAGACCCGTGTGGTCAATCTTGCTACTGGCCCACAGTCCAAACTCAAATTCGACCTTGTCTTCCCACTCCTTCGCCTGCTCTGGTGTCAAGCCGAGCATCCGATGGTTCAACTGGCTCTTGAGTGTGAGGCCAGATCCCAGCACGTTCGACTGGTTCTTCTTCAGCGCCGCCGCCCCGATGCCGCCGCTCATGTACAAGTCGCGGCTGCGCTCGCGGAGCAACTGCAAATTCTGGCCAATGTCCTCCTGCGGGCTGCGGCTGCTGCTGTCCCATCCCTGCATGGACTTCTTGCGCCGACTCGCACCGTTATGACTGTAGCCGCTGTTTGAAAATTGCTGCAGCATGTTCATTTTGGCCCTGGCACCGGCACGCCTCAGAGCCCGATTAGGGGCAAAATAGGCTATGGTACGATCAATAAAATTCACAAGTCACATCCCCCCTCTCAAAGATCACGCGGAATCACACGGAATGCCGTCCGTTTGCTTGGACTCCGGCACGTTGCTATGGCGCGTTCCAGCTCGTCACGGCGCTTGCGCAACCGGTCCGCTTCATCGAGGATCATTTTCAGATCAACTCGCCGGAGTGACCGGGAGCCGATCCGGTACTCCTGGGCGCCGGTGAGGATGGCTTGCTCAGCAGCCAGGTATTGAGCCAGCCGCAAGATCACGCCAGCCAGTTCTTCCTTCCATCGTTTCAGTTGCCTTGGATCACATCGCACTTTTCATCACCACACATTCGCTTTTTTTGTGTACTGCGGGCGTCGCTTCTTCCGTGGCGCAGCTGACGGCGGCACCGCAGGTTCGACCGGAACGTCCAACTGAGGATTGAGGATCTCAAGCGCTGCCGTGTTATAGACCCGCAAGTCAAACGGCTCGTTTCGCTCGCGAATCTTGACCCACCGGAAGTAGGTGACGCCCATTCGCTTGTGCTTCTCCTTTTTCTCCGCAGTCAGACCAAGAAAATAATCCAGGTTGTAGCCACGGCCCAATGGAAAATGACAGTGGCCAGGGCTGTCCATCGTGGCCTGCAGACTGTCGAACACCTTGGCCTTGCCTTCGTCGACACCCAAACGAAAAAGAACCGCCCGTTCCCGGGGGGTTCTGGTGTGTCCGTTCAGTAATGGGATGTATTCACCCTTATCGGAGCCCTGGCCCTTGATGGCATATATGCGCCGGCCTTCCCTGGCAGCACAGAACCGGTAGACCTCCTGCGTGTGGTGGCCACCCGAATCGATGCACGTAATCGCAATACCAAAGCCGCGACCGTCCTGGTTGCTCCAAGTCCTGGCGAGGAACGCGTCGAGATCCTTCCACACTTGCGGATGCCGAGGATTCCCGGGGATCACATGGTACACGATGCCCCATGATTCTTTTCCCGCCCCCCATCCGATCACCTCGACCTCGAGACGGTTGCCTTGAACGTCGACGGCCGCCGTTAGGACGCGCACTTCATCCGGCACCTCAGCCGGGTACTCTTCGCAGCGATCCAGCAGGACTTGCTCCTCGAGCTTCTCGCCTTCAGCTTCCCACGTTTCGCCAAGGACGGTGTTTGTCCAGACCTTCAACGTCTCCACGCCGTCGCGTTTGGCTATGAGGAACGATCGCACGACGTCCCGCCAGGTGGACCATGGGCTGATCAGCCGGTTCAGGTGGAAGCCGCGGCGTGATGTGTGCTTCTTCTGTGCAATCCACTTGCCGGTACCGCGCTTCCAGTCCTTCTCAGCGTGCATGGCCCCGCAATGCTTGCAGGCATGCAGGGCCTCGGTGACAAGGAACTCGCCTGAGTCGGTCTTCTCATAGGTGAATTTCATTCGCTTCCACTCGATCGGCTGCAATTCCTCGCAGCTGGGGCAGGGCAGATTCCAACGCTCCATGGTGCTGTCATTGTAAAGCTGTTCGATGCGCGACGCTTCCTTAATTGTCGGCGTCGAAACGAATACATGCTTGCGGTTGTAAAATGTCTCGGTCCGTTGCATGGCCAGCGCGATCGGGTCGCCCTCCTTGCCAGCAGAGACGGGGTACCGGTCCACCTCATCGCACAACAGGATCCGGATCGGACGACTGGACAGCGACGCCGCCGAGTTCGCTCCAACGATCGCAATATATCCACCCGGGAAGCTTTTCTCCGCGATCGTGTTGCTGCTGTCCCGGCTCTTGGCCTCGCTGACCTTATTTCGCAGGACTGGCGTTGCGTCGATCATGGTGGCAAGCCGTTTTTTCGAGAAGTAGTCGATCAAGCTTTCGTTTGGCAGCATGAGCATAATCGGCGAAGGATCCCGGTCAATGTAAAATCCGATCGCATTCAGCAGAAATTCTGTCTTGACCAGCTGCGCACTGGCCATGATGACCGCTTCTTCTGTGTCCGGGTCGTTAATGGAATCCATGATTTCGCGTTGGAATGGCGCGCGATCCGTCCGCCACGGTCCAGGCTCCGCACTCGTCACGGTCGTCAGGATACGGTTTTCGTCAGCCCATGTGGAGATCGTCAGCTCCGGTAGCGGCTCCCAGAGCTTCATCATTTTGCTGAACAGGCTTTGTGTGTGAGGTTGGACCATTATCCGTCACTCGCTCCAGTTGGATCATAGGCCGCCAGTCCCTTGAGCGCCGCGTTGATCTCCCGCCGGATGGCCGCCTCGATCACATTGGTTGATTCATTCTCCAGTTGCGGAGCCAGCCTGGTCGGAATCGACTGCAGCTTGGTTTTGACGGATAGAATCATGTTTGATACAAACTTCTCCACGTCCTCCGCCTTGTGAAGATCCCCGCGCAACTGGCTCAGCTCAAGATCCGCTATCTCCTTCTTGATGCGCGTCAGCTCCGTTTGCTCATCCTTTAGGCGTGGCCGGTTGTCCTCCAGTCTGCCGCCCTCTGCGTGTTCGATATACGCCTGGACCGCATCCGACAGCACGTACTTGCCCCGGCTGACCTGCTTAAGGATACCCTCGCTAGTCATTTGCCGGATCCACCGCGGCGTTTTACCGACGATGGCAGCAAGCTCCGTCTGTTTGATAACCAGCTCAGATAGCGGCTGCTGTTCCTCAGTCTTCTTTGCCATCGCCGTTCCCTCACCTCCTCTTTTGACTGACACTGCAACGAAAAAAGCCGAAATAGCTTCTAATGAAGGTACAGATCCAATCTGTATTTTTTCCTGTCTCTGGTAGAGGAACAGGAAGAAATTTTTCAAAATAAAAACTAGACCGTTTTCGGGGTCGCCAGCACCCGTACCTCGCCCGGACCCCCAGAAGGACCCGTGGGCCCTCGGCAGAGCCGGTCAAGGATTGCCCGAACGGTACATCCCCACTCCACAATAGACGGCTTCGAAGTGCCTCCAGCGTCCTCGTGATACCAACCACGAGGTGATTGCTCGACACAGCCACGCTCAGCACAGAAGCGATGGTTACGCGTCTTACGATCGCAACGTGAACAGTGGAACGTGCCAGGCTCAGCGGTGTAGGTCGGGGGCCTTGGCCGCTCTGCTGCAGCTGGTGATGTATCGATGGTACGCTTGACCCCATCATCAATAAACGATGCACCCAGGACAATCAACTCTCCCTCGAATGGCTCAGCCTTGGTCAATCCAATGAACGGACCGAAGCGTGCCATCAGATCCCACAGCTGAAACGATGCATAGCCGTCTTCATCCGTACGCAGGTTGGATGGTTGGCTTGTCCTGCCAGTCTGCTGCATGAGCCGATGGTGAAGCATTTCATGCTGCTGTCGTAGGATCTCAATGCCGGCATCAGTCAGCTTCACCTTCACCCAATCATTGATGTGCATGCCTGCCTTCGCAAAGAAAGCAATCGTCATATCGTAATCACCATCCTTCCTGAATAAATGACAACAAAAAAGAGTCACCCAACAATCATGAGTGACTCTGCATATAGGATTTACTGTATACGTACTATGTGACAAAGGCGGTGTTTAAAAGATGCGGGAGGTGGTGGTTGATCTTAATTTTGATTAATCACATAAATCGTCTCAGGCGCGCACATTGCTGCGCTCGTGTTTAAAAGCATACGTACTAAGTAACTTTAGAACATAGAAGAGACAAGAGCATTATACTCAGCTACACATAACCTTTGCAACTATAATGTTCAGTCGTTTTAATAAGAAAATAGCCACCAGATGTAAATTTGTTCATTATAACTCAATTTCTCTTTGTTTTAGATATTAAGTTTCCGTGGCAAACTCCGATAAATATCAACAGACGAAAGGTGGGTCAAAATGATCGCAAATTGGATTTATTGGGTTGTTGGAGCCATTGTAATTTTTTTGTTTTTTGTATATGAATTACACAAGTCATCTGATAACAAAAAAATGCTTAACAAACCTTTAACTATCACATCCTCTAAAAGTCCGTTCTACATAACAGAGCATAGGCTCATTTTAGCTTATAAAGAACTAAGCAAAGCAGATTTCATGCTCGTAAAGATTGGTGTAAGGTCATTGAACGAAGGTAGCGTATTCGAAAAAACTATTGATGCGCTAGCCAAGTTGCTCTTTACTACAGGGATAGCTTTAATTGCAGTTATTGCAGCCCTTCTAAGTTCATTGTTAGCTGTATATGAAAATGATGAGCTAAAAGTTGATCTACAAAGATGGGTTGACGATGTAAGCATGATTATTTCCGCATTCAATACTATAATCTCTCAATCAGGAAACTTCCTTACGCTCGTTGCTGGTACAACATTATGTGCTATTATTCACTTTGGATTCGCTCACGAACGTGCGTCTTTAAGAAAGAAGCATTTAGTTATCATTGATGAAGTTGAAAAAGAACGCTCTTAAAGTAACTTGGCCTTTAAATCAATTGCCTTCAACTTCTTCTCCTGGATGCGGGTCAGCGCCTCCTCGAGTCGAATCACGTCCTCTATTCGCCTGAAGGTCGTCTCCTCAATGGACGTTGTGACCAGTGCGTCGCGGGTGACAACGGTAACCTTACCAGTGCCGTCCGATCGCGGAATCGCATCCTTGACCGTCCGGAGCCCCTGCAGCACGCGGCGCTGTTTGTCGGAGAGACCGTCAGCTGCTCGCTTGATACGCTGCATCATCCTTCGCTCGCGGATCGTGAATAAGACGATTGCCTCCTCGACCATCCGAAGCGGATCCGTCACCAGATCGGGCAACAGATCCAGCTCATCCGAATCGAGCGTGTCGAACCATATGGTCTCATGCTCTCCTGTCCGCAGTGCGTGCTTGTTTCCGGCAGGGCCGCCTTTGCCGCCGCGGTTGCCCAGGGCGTTTCTGCTTCCTAATGGTGGCCCTCGCCGCCGTTTCGTGTTGGTGGATGCTTCCGTCGTGTTGTTCAATCTGCCACCTCCATACACATTCTTTGATGGTTAGTTGCATATATTGAAAAGGTGCAAGCAAATAACTGAATAGGAGTGTGCCACATGACAACTGTCTATTTCTCCTTCGAGTTTATGGGAGCAAAAGTTGTTTTCATGTGGGTCAGAATATAATATTTTGACCCATTCCAAAGGGGGCCTTATAGCCCTCTGCGGAATGGATCAATGATAATAATACAAAAAGCGTTAAAAATTATCCTTCTGCAGCTTGATGTCGAGCTCAATGAGCTTGCGGAGATCGTCGACCGTGTTGATCTCGATGCGGTTCTCTTGAAAATCCCGAACCCACCGAGTAATGGCTGCCTTTACGATTTTGCGATATTGTTCCTTGGAATCAATAATGCCGTTGATAACCTCTATTTCATGCTTCAACAATAAATCGTCACTTTTTGTTCCCATTGTGGTTCCCTCGACTTTCCAGTATGATGGAAAACGAGATAGCGGATATTCGCAAAAAGCCGTGCACGGCGGGCCGCTATCTCAGCCGGGGCAACCTGGTGAGTGGGAGAGGCGTTGTCGCGCCTCTCTTTTTATTTTGGGAACCACTGCAGATGGATTTGCTCTGCAATTCGGTGCATCATCAAGGGTGGGACGCTCATCCCACAGACATAGGAGACGCCAGCATCCATGAAGTCGTAATCCTCTGGGAACGTCTGGATCCGGATCGAATCCATGTCGCTGATCCTGCATGGTTCGTCGGAACGAAGAAACCACGATGAGCTGGCAAGCGTGTTGGGAACCTTGTTGTTCTTCAAGATGATTGTATTGAAGTCACTCGCCCTGCCCTTCTCACGCTCCGTTATATCCCCCATGCTCAAATCAGCCGGGCGCTTCCTGGACCACCGTTTGAACGTTTCTTTATCCAGATTGAGCAGCTTGCCTTCGCCACTACGAACATCCCCATAAAAAATCAAATCCTCATTGAAATCCAGCTGCAACGGCGGCACGTTGAGATCCTCACGCACAGCAATGAAAAAGATTCGCTCACGCTTTTGCGGGACGCCCATTGTGGCCGAGTTGAGAAGGAAAAGCTGCGCTCTGTATCCCATCTCTTTAAAACGGGATAAGATCAGGCTCACATAGCCACGGGCGTTACCCAGGATCATCCCTTTCACATTTTCCGCAACGATGACCTTGGGCCGCAACCGGTCTGCCACGTCAAGATAATCGAAGAAAAGATCATCCAGTCTTTGCACCGCCTGGCCTTCGCGGAAGGCAAACTCACTCCCCCACTTGTCCTCTCGATCCCCTGAAACAGAAAAGACGCTGCAGGGTGGGGAACCGTCCAGCACGTCCAAATCAAAAAGCTCTGAGGGGATTTCCTCATCAGGCAGCTTCAAGAACCCCTGAATCGGCATCATAAAAGGGAAACGAGGGTTATGATTCTGTTGATAGATTTTCATCATCTGCGGGTCAATCTCGACGTTCCCCAACACCGTATACCCGGCAAGTTTGTATCCCATTGTCGATCCGCCACCACAAGAGAAGCAGCTGAACACCTTCAAGTCATTCTTTTTGACCTTGGCCAAGTCACTCAGGCGCCAGTTCCAAGATGGACGCTTCATGACTGATCATCCCTGTTAAACACGAATCCGCACCGCGGGCATTTACAGTCGAACTTTGATTCGTCAAAATCAGCGACATCCAGTTCTTTGTTCTTAAAGTCGCCGAGCTGATCCGCAGGTGGTTCCGTAAATTCAGAGAGCAGAAGTTTGATGTCCTCATCTTTAAATCCGGACAACTCGACGTCATCGCCAGTCTCCATCAGTTCTTGTAGCAAGCTGGCCAACGACTCATCATTCCAGCTTCCCTGGACCTTGTTGAGTGCCAAGTTGAGCAGCTGCTCTTGTCGCTCATCCAGTGCAACCACCGATACAGCTACCTCTGTGTCCCCACGCGCACGCAGGATCTTCAGCCGCTGATGTCCGCCGACCATGTTGCCGGTGCGCTCATTCCATATGATCGGGGCGACATACCCAAACGCCTCGATGCTCTCGCTCAACTGCTCGTACTCTGGATCGCCAGGCTGCAGGTCCGCACGTGGGTGGTAGGCTGCAGCGTTAATCTGTTCAATGGGTATGGTCACGATGCGCATAATCATTCACTCCTTGAATTAAGTTGGAATTATTGCAAAGAAAAAAGCACCCGCAGGTGCTTTCCATGTTACTTCTCGTAATCATATATTTCGAAGGTCCTACATTCCCCGGGGGAGCCAGATGAATCCATCTTATCAATTACACTTTTGAACCGCCTTTCAGCATTAAACATTGTAATATAAGCGCCTACAAACTTTAGTTTTCAACAATATGATTGATATCGTTAAAGCTTAAATTGTCTTTCTTCTTGAGTTCTTCCCACTTGCGAAGCATTCTTCTATACCCCGGAAGTGTATTTCTATGGCTATTGTAACCTTTGGAAGTTTGTAGTTCATGAAAGCTATCAGCATCATTCAACAAATATTTGCAAAAGTTATAGTGATCCCCTTCTTCGTTACCATCAAATCCTTTGAAAGAGATTTTACGTTGAAGAACATCAGACTTCTCTTCATCACTCAAATCCTGGTAAGAGAATAATAAGGATCTAAACATCCTAAGGATATTTACTACTTCATCACTGATCTCCTCTGGAAAATCGTCATCAACAGTATCAAGTATTTCTCCATAATAACGAGAATAGCCCCCGCGGAGAATTGCAATTTTCGATTCGTAGTAATCTGAAGCTTCAGAGTCCAACGCTTTCATAATCTCATATTGATTTGCTAAAATTACCCTTTCTGCCTTAGACAGCATTCTATCACTCTCCTCACTATTATCATACACCGCCTACCAATATCAGACAATATGTGATATGAATAGTAAGAGGTGGATCGGATGGAAAGAAAGATTCTTCATTCATCCGCGACTTCAACGTATTAAAAGGAGGAAATGTAGTTGGTAGGGATCTTTTCTTGGGTTGCCGTTTTTGTGATTCCAATTGTGTCATTCATTTTTATGTTAATTTTACTTCAGGATAAGAGATTTAAAATTACTGCTGCCTTATGTTTCGCTATAATTGTTTGGACAGTTTGCATTCCGCTGTATTCCTCTCAGTAAATAAAAAGCATGAGGTGGCTTTAATGAAAAAGGTACAGCTCCAAACTTCCGCCGACATCAATGATGCTTTCCTCCGCCAGCTACAGGTGGAAGTTTGGGACGGCAATAGACTGGAAGACTACGGCGGCCAGATCGAGCGACACATCAAGGACGCGGCACGGATCAACGGTGTCTATTACGTTAAGAGCCAATACCAGTTCTATATACTACAGGAGGAATGAAGCTCATGTATTACATAACGAAGCCGATTATCGGCAGAGTAGCTGCTGCAGCCACTGCAATAACGCTGCTCGCATTGGCGTTCCAGGTGTTCAGCTCAGCTACCGGACAATAACATCATAACATGGTTTTTTGCACGTGGACGGACATAGAGCGGCCATAAAGCGGCCATTTACTTGTGTCAATATACAAAAATCACTAATTTGGAAAGGGTGCTAATCTTGTCACTTATAGGTAAGCTAATAGATCAAATTAATGAAGCCGATATCCAACAACTCATTAATTCTCAAGTCCAAGAAAGTCGTGTCCTTGATTATAAAGAGCAATTACCTGGAAATACAGGTGATGATAGACGCGAATTTTTATATGATGTTTCCGCGTTCGCGAACTCTGGCGGAGGTGAGTTAATATATGGCATATCGGAGATTCGCAACAACAATCAACCAACCGGCAGACCCGATGAGTTATTGGGTGTTTCCATTGACAACCCTGACACCCTTATAAGACAAATGGAAGATATAATCAGAGCAAACATTCAACCTCGTATTTTTGGTATTCAAATAAAAGCAATAATATTAGAGTCAGGTCAGTATATTTTGTTAATCAGAATTCCTAACAGTCTCAACTCCCCTCATATGGTTCACATGGGTGGAACTCAAAGGTTTTATACAAGAAACTCTGCAGGAAAACATCCAATGGATATAACAGAAATTCGCTCCGCTTTTCTTGCTTCAGCCGGCGTTTCGGAAAAAGTACGTGATCTACGTGTTTCTCGTATTTCAAAATTAAAAAATAATGCTGGATACACAGAATTAAAGTTCAATAATTCTATACTCGCAGTACATTTAGTGCCTTTCAGTTCATTTGGAGAGGAATCGATTGATTTATCCATAGCTCCTGATCACTCTTCAAACCTATGGCCCTTCTTTACGACTGGACTAGACTATAAGTATAATTTCGAAGGTTTTATAACGTTTTCAGCATGGCCAGGGGATAATGCTCCACATACGTATGTCCATTTGAACAGACGAGGTGTGATAGAATCAGTTGAGTCTGGAGGTATCCTTCGTGAAGAGGAGAATGGCAACAAAATTCTCCCAGCACCATACATTGAAGAACAAATTCTCGATAAGGTTATGCGATATCTAAATGCCCTCCCGAATTTTGGAATAAGTCCACCTTTAGTTATTATGATAAGTTTGCTGGGTGTTAAGGGCTTCAATTTTGTTACACCTCAATCATATTTTAGACCTAATCATATTTTCATTGAAGAACAAGATTTATTGTTACCCGAAGTTCTTATAGAATCCTATCCAACAGATATTAATGAACTATCAATAGTCATTAAGCCTGCTTTTGATGCGATGTGGAACGCTGCTGGATACCCCAATTCAAATAGTTATAATGCCCAAGGCCAATGGGTAAAGAGTAGATAAAGATTATAAAAAATGGACTACTCGTCCATAAGAACAAGCAGTTCTCAATGATGTGGCTAGGCGGAAAATGGCTACCGATTTAATCCGGCGATAGTGTCTCAACCTCATATATAGTTTAGCCGCAACGTCCAAATCGAGAACGTCGTCGTCCATGTAGCGCATGCAGATCAAATGCCTCTATCTGGCGCCCAGGCGATCAATAGCATTTTTTTTATACTCAACATGGTGTCTGCAGCTCTCCAACTCGTCCAACTTCGAGATCACCATATGCTACTAAAGATTCTGCAACATTGACTTGATATTAGATTGGTTTCATTATGCATAATGTCCCTTTGGTAAGTCTGTTACTACAAAATAAAAATAAAAAACCCACGCTGGAGCGTGGGTTCTTCATATTATTCTACTCCGTACTTTTCTATGAGTTCCTGTTTAAATCCAACGGCATTGTCAGTTCTACTCATTATGTTTGCATCATTATCAATATTGTAGATACCTTGGTTTGTACCGACAATTACATTAAGATCAGGATATGTTAAATCCGGTCTTAATACTAATAAATATCTACTTTCACCATCCATTTTATTATATCCCTCTGGTGAAAATTCAATTTTCCCAGGCACTAGTCCTCTATCCACAATGTAAATCGGCTCAGCAACTTTTATTACATCATCGATATTTAAGCCATTTTTCAAGTTGTTTTTATACACCTTCTCAATTTTGAAATCAGTAATTGTAAATGATTCATCTTTAAATCCTTCTTCATCGTAAGTTACGTGATTCTTACTAGATATAGGGCTACCGCTGACAATTAATTCAGTACGATCTTCCAATTCATCCAATGTACTATGATAAAAAGAAAATGCACTTATATTTGAACTGATTACTTTACTATCGGCGTATATATATCCTGAAACTAGCAATGCTACTGCTACAAAGGTAGTAATTATTGTTTTTTTAGATTTCATAAAAGTCCCTCCTTAATTTTAATTTCCGTACTTTGCTCTTATAGTCGCTCTATCAGCAGCTTGAGGAGTGTTATGACTAAAATTCACCGTATGATCTCTCATTACAGACGCAACGCCTGCACCATTATTGTGGAAGAGACCAAAGGCATGACCGAATTCATGAGTAAAAATATACTGTCTTTGAGAGTACTGAGCTCTTTGTAAATTTGTGTGATCCATGCGTATACGTGCTCTATCCCTATAGGCATCTTCAGTTACTTCGCTCCATCCCCAAAATTGATAAGTGTGATAATCCACAACACCAGTGACATCCCAACCAGGAATTGTTTGACCTACATAAATCGGAACACTAAAGTAAGTTGGAGGGGTAGAAGCTGTTGATACTGTGAAATCTAAGTTTGAAGAAATATTCTTCCAACCGGACATACCGTTATCTGTAAATAAATTGTATCCGTAAGTGGATACAGATGCATCTTTCCAGACAACTAAATTTTTTGCCGAGTTTCCAAATCCGATATTGTGATATAACCTTATTTGCGCAAACGCAACGACTGAAGATAATAACAACCCGCAAATTGTTATCAACAAAACTCGCTTTTTCATAATTTGATCTCTCCCTTATCAATTATTCTAAATTCAATTAAAAAATTTCTCTCCCTTCACAAAAAAAATGCAGTTTCCATTTAGGAATAATCTTCCTAGACAAAACCACAAGATTACTATATACGAATAAAAAGGCTAATTCAAGCATTAAAATTTGTTTTATAATTTTTTTGTTTATTGTTATAAATAAGGATAGCGATGAAGAAAATTGAATTTCATAATTTGCATTTTGATTATATCTGCAAAAAAAGAGACTAATCGTCACTTATGACGATCAGTCCTAGAGTTGTGGCTAGCCGATAGAGTGCCAGTGATTTAATGCGTCTATAGTGCCGAGGGCTCATGTCCATTTCACAAGCAACGTCGATATCCAAAACGTTATCATCGTCCATGTATCGCATACTGATCAGAGATCTCTGCCTGGCACCAAGCCTATTAATTGCTTGGTTTGCACGCTGGACATGCTGCCGCCGCCGCTCTGGTTCATCAACGTTAGTACTGGCTATTTCTCCTGTTTGGTCACTGGTAACGTTGGTGTTGCTGCGGGGCATGCTGCTGTAGGAAGCTGTGACACTCGCTTCCTCTGGGATGTATTCAGTAATGGCATACTCCCTGGCCTGCAGGAGATACTTCTCGACCGCTGCCCGGGTAGCCGCCTCGTCTACCTTGTAGATGTCCTGTTTGTTTTGCATGTTACCCCCACCGCTTTCGTTATGATATTATAGTGGTGGGTTTAAATGAATGAACAGCCCCCACGGGCCGGCCAAGGTGTGGGGGCTCTTTTCGTTAGTTAATAGCTCTAGAGGTATAACCAATAACATTTATCGCGGGAATACTTTTTTTTACGAAATTTCGACACATAAACATCCCGAAATAAATTGTCGATATTATCGATACAAATACCCATACCAATTTTAGGTATAAATTCTATATACTTTGCATACACACCGTTACCCTGAATCTTAAAATATCAAAGCGAGAAGGAGTGTGAATACCTACTGTCAGAAAAATATAGGAAACATGTATTGTTATTCATTTCTGTAGCTATGATCACGGTAATAACATATGGAATTTGGCTCTATAAGACTGATAGCGAACAGGCCGGTATTCACAATGATGAGCATTTTGAAATTAGTTTGCTAGACGCGTACAAGATAGGACTTTCAAAAGCAAATCACTGGGATCCAAAAGCTAAATTATATCTAATCTCTAGTGTAGATAGCGATTTTGGTCCTGAACAAGGAATCGACGGCAAAAGAAGATATTGGAACATGATTTTTGCTGTACCTGGATCTCCAAAATCAATCATCTACACGCTTCACGATAGAGAAATTATTAATACAATACCCACTACTGACATGACAAGCATTAATGAAGTAATTGATTCAATAGATGCGATTAAATTTGACAGTTCAGCACTTATACAAAAAGTACAAAGCGATTTAATGCCTGCTAAAGGCTGGGCAACTGGATACCACTTTATATTATCTAGAGGTATTGACTTTGATCTAATAGAAGTTGTAGGAGCTGACAAAGAAGGCCTGTTAAAAAAACTATATTTTAATGGACAAACAGGAGAATCTATTAACCCTACTTCTCTTCAAGTTATGAAATAAGTATAGAAGCGAGAATAAAACTCTTACATTAATCAGGAGGTATATAATGAAAAAAATAAAAAGCTTCGCAGTCGCTCTTATTGCCTTGAGTGTTACCTTAATTCCAATAAGCCTAGCAAATGCTACAACAGAAACATATTTTAACCAAGATGTGACAGCTTATGTGGCCCCTTCAGGATCTTTGACTTACTCAGGCACTACACCGAGCCAATATGTGACAGCGGCCGTTCATCCCAAGATCGGAGGCAGTCCAAACTCAGGTTTGAAATTCCCTTATGGTGCAATAATTACAGTAGGTGGTAATGGTGTTTCTACCCCCGGAGGGTTTAAAAGTACATTTCTTGTCTCTGATATGGGTGATGTTTATTTAAACCGAGGGCTGTCGTCAGCCTGGTTTGATATCTACTTCGGCGTCGGGAGTTCTCCAGGACACACAAATTACGATGCTGCTGTGAACTTTGGCAAAAAGAAAGTAAATTACTATGTGACATGGTAACAAAATTGAAAATTATATGGCCACTACATCTTCAGTCTATATAGCCAACCAGAAAGATTTCTGGTTGGCTTGTTCTTTTTCATTTCTCAGCTGAACAAAATTGCCTGCATGTCATGCACATCACTTTTACCTGCTCAGACTTACATTGATATGCTGAGACTTGCAATACGGGCATTTGGGCTTCCGGCTCCCTACCAGGCGCCCGAGATAGCCACCAGACCGATCGCTGCGATGGCAGCCAAGATGATCCAGATCATGACTCGCTCGCCTCCGGCCCTTGCTGGCCCGCGATGTAGCGTCGGGCCTGTGTCATTATCGGATTGTCTTGTTTAAGCGCCCGTAAGACCTCCGACGCCTGCTTCAGTTGCTCGATGGCGCGCTGCGCCGCCTCCGCCCCCTCTGCCAGCTGCTCGCGGAGCCGCTCGACCTCGTCCCAGGCCGCATGGTAGCCAGCTAGCACGTGCTGCAATGTATGGATGAAGTAGGGATCATGTTCCTGATTATCTCTCAAGCTGACAAAATATGATTTCATCTGCTCAACCCGGTTATCAGACACGCGTTCAATTTCGACTTTATGTGATGTCTCAGCTATGGCCTTCATACCACGCATCCTCTCAGGTTATGATTTTCGCTTATTTCTTCGTTGTCCGATCTTGCTGTAAATATCAGCCATGATGATCCCCGTCTTTGTCAGCTCAGCACTGCCCTGGATGAGCCCTTTTTTGTTGAGGATAGCCAACTGGCTACGGGACACAAGCAGGAGGTTGCCCGGCGCAAAATTACGCCGGTCCCCATCCCCGAAAATTACTGCATGACCTTTTGGGACTGGTCTCTCGTTGTGCTTCTCCCAAAGGATCAGATGCTTTCCACGCCATTTGTTTGGATCAGCAATCTTTATATCTACGTAATCGTCGCCGTTCACCCTTTCGGATCCAACAGGCTTATAATTGTGCGGCTTGTTTCCTTTCTTAAACTGGGTTGCCACGCCACCGGTCGTCATTCCTTTTTTTCCTTTGTTCGCAGGCACGGAACCCTTTTTAAATGTCGAATCGACGCCATTCGTCAGTCGGTTATTCGTTTTGAATGCTCGCATTTGCGATTGCTTAAGCTCCGTTCCAAAGTGTTTATTGAAGATTATCGTAAGCTCTGGCACTGTTCTGCCCTTGATATGGGTTTTAATAAAATCGCGCTGTTCCGGAGAAAATCGAAACATGGCTATCCCTCCAGCATCTTCGGAATCGCTGTGTTGGCATTAATTTTGTCATCAGCCAGCTTGATCGAATCCAGAACCAGCGAGCCATTGGCAATGATTTGAGAAGCAACCCCGGTCACAGCCTTAGCTCTGTTGATTTCCTCCGTCAACTTCTCTCCGGACAGATCCTCATCTGACAAGCGTTCCAGTTGGGCGAAAAGGTGATTGTTCAGATCCCCGAGTGTGTTCCTCATCACGACACCTCTTTCTGAACAGCTGTAGCTTGGATGTATCTGGCATTGTGATATTCGAAGAAGCGCTGAGCTGGCACAGTTAGATCCTGCCCTGGAAGAAGCTCAGCCATGTCAGCGGTAACGAAGGCTACCATCTGCTGCAGTAGCTCAAACATCCGGAGCATGATGTCCCCGCGCTCGATGACGGCGGGCTCTACACTCTTATTAAGTGTCTCGATAAGCTCATAGATCATCGCTCGCTGCACGTTGGGTCCGTCCGCTGGGATGACAGGCAAACGCAGCTGGATGAATCCGGCGGCCTGCTTCTGCAGGTCGATATTGGCGAGGTACACGTCCTGGAATTTAGCCTCCAAGCGTTTGTACTCCGCCTGCAGCTCAAGCAATCTCTGATCTGAAGAATCGGCAGTCACGGCATCAACACGTAGCCGGTCGACCTCTGCCTCCAGGTCGGCGATCCGGCTGTCGCGATCTGCAACCTTGGACCTCAGCTCAGCAACCAGACGATCACGATCGGAGAGTGAAGCAGCAAAGTCGTCGGCCTGCTGCATGCATCTACCGTGAGCCTCACGCTCCTGTTGCAGCTCCTCCTGCAGGAGAGCCAGGTCATCTTGCTGCGGCTCTAATTGCCCCGCAAGATCAGCTCCATCAGAAACAGGGGCGGGGATAGGCTCCGGTGTAGCCTTGGCCAGGCCGGCAGCGTAGATCTCCAGCTCGCGCTCCTCCGCGTCAATCTCCTTGATGCCCCACTCCTTCAGCATGTTATAGGCTTTCTGTGTTGGGACACCCATTGAACGAACAATATTTGTCCGTTTCTCCCCATCAAGGCGACGGGCAAGGTACTGCTCTTTGGTTATCGTCTTTTCCATGGTCGTTTTCTTCCTTTCACGTTTGGTTTCCCGGGGGACGGAAGGTTCTTCAAGCATTCCAGCAGCCTCGGCAGGAGTAATTCCGCGCAGCCCCCACTTATCCACCCTGTAGTTGAGAGACCCTATAGTTAAATCAAGTTCGTCTTCGATCTGAATCAGTGTCTTCCCGGCAGCCAGCAGGGAGAGAAGAGTGTCCCGATCTGGCAGCTTCGCAGAATTGCTTTGTTCATCTTGGCTGATTTTCTTACGTGATCTAACGTGATTTCCAAGCCTTTTGCCTAGATCAGCTAGCTCGATCCCGATTGGACACTTGGAGCAATGATGCGTGATAAACGAAGTATTCCCGCCATATTTACGGTGATGCTCCGTCTTGGCCTCACAAACTTTGCAATGGCTGTCCAGCAAGTCGCTGATTGCATGCACAACCTCCGCGCGCGATTCTGGCGCCATGATAATCAACCCTTTACGTTTGTAGTAAAGCCCGCCGGAGAGCGGCGGGCTTGTGTGTTATGCTCCGTATTGCTTGCTTACGAGTTCCTTGTATTTCTTCCATTCAGACGACACTTTACTTGAACTGACGCCCAGATTCTGAGCAATATTCATCCATGTCTCGCCGGCTTTGCGGCGCTCCAGGAAGGCTGGGAAGTCGTAGGGAATCTCATCATACTTAGGACGATCGCGAAGGATAATAGCTTCGATCTCGTCCTTGCTCAGCTCGACCGGCTGCTTATCCTCCTGCGGTGGCTCCGGTGGCTGACTATCGGACTGAGGCTCATTCCCCTGCAGGACTTCTTGCTCCCAATCGGAGAGCTCATCGTCGTCATGTTCCACGTCCGATGGTGGAGTTTGATCTTCGCCCTGGTCGGTATCCTCGCCGTCCTCGAGCTCGATGTCGTCACCCGAATCAGTAGGTTCCTGGTGCTGGCCAGCGTCGTCACCTTCCTGGAGCGACTCGCCCGGTTCCTCCGCATTGGAACCTTCCGGATCCGTTTGCTGCTGTGCCGGTGCAACAGGCTGCGTCTTCTTCCACTCGGCCCATTTGGCAGCCAGCGGAGCAACCCGGGAACGGTACTCATCAATTAACTCAATGAGCTTACCGGAAGGCATCTCGTTATCCTGAGCAATCTTGAGGTATGTGTGGCCATCATTTAGCTGCAGGATCCAAGCGACAAACGGATAATCCAGATCGTTATAGCTAGGGGCAAGCAACTCCATGATAAAGGCGTCAACGGTTTCCTTGCTGATTTCTTCGGGGATCTCCGTGATCGGCTCGGACGGATGCGGAATGCCCAGATCCAGCTCAGCTTGCTCACCTTCCGGCACGACCTTGGTGACGACTCCTTGATGATCGACGTCGTACTTGTGGATAGGCTCCTTGGTCTTAGCGTGGACTGGGACTGAATACCTGACCGACTCGGAATCGACAGCGATCGAGACGCGGCTGTCGAGCAATGCGGCGAGCTTGTCAATTTTTCCGTAAAGCTCATCGTCCGAGACCTCCAAGACGATCTCTTTGACACCCTTAGGCTTGAGGTTAATTTTTTTGAGGTTGGCTCGAAAATCTGTGTATGCCATGCTGATCACGCTCCTGATTGTTTTTTGTGGAATGCTGAGCAAAGGGCTATAGCATCGGCGGGATCAAACAAATGATCCTTGATATCACCCACCTTGTACTTGCCTTTGGGACAACTCTTGGTGTAGTGAACTGGAATGGCAATCGAATCAATGTCAATGTCGTAGGTCATGGCCATCTCCAGGGCGACCGTCTCCTTGTCGGCGTTTCCCTTTCCAGTCTGCATTTTTAGCTCGGTAGGTCGAATGCTCTCGACCTTTACATCGAGATGGAGCGCAGCGAGCGTCACCATCGAATAGGCACCGACCAGAGCAATGACGATTCCCGAATTCCGAAAATGAACCGGCCTTTCCAGGACAACGAAATCTGGACTTTCCTGCTTTATCATCCGATATGAGTCCTGGTAAATAGCATCAAGCACTATGGGCATCTCTATCTTGGTATAATTCCGCAGGCCATAGCCTGTGAGGCGTCCATTCTGCATCGTCGCCCAACCGGCATGATTGGTTCCGTGGTCAATGCCCAGGAGTTTCATCGTCTTGCCCTCCGTCGTTATTTGTTGAGGGGGTTTTGACGCTCTCTGGCGGCAGGGTGTAGACCTCTCCGATCACCCGGCCACGGTCGAAGATAATTTCCCGTCGCTTGGTCTGGAATAATGCATCAATCGGCTTTTTCATCAGGCCTTCCCCTTTCCGCGGTGCATGTCCGGGATCCGGCTACCTGACTTCTCCGCCGGCTCTTCCGGCTGGGGAGTTGTGCTGTAGTGAGTGCGGTCCAGGTTAACAAACTTGTTGAATTGTTTCAGGAACGCAAGCTCTACCGTGCCAACCGGACCGTTCCGCTGCTTGGCAATGATAATTTCGATGACATTTTTCTTATCCGACTCTTTGTCGTAGTAGTCGTCACGGTACAGGAAGGATACGATATCTGCATCCTGCTCAATAGATCCGGACTCGCGCAAATCAGACATCATCGGGCGCTTGTCCTGACGCTGCTCGACGCCGCGGCTCAACTGCGACAGGGCGATGACCGGTACTTCCAGCTCACGGGCAAGCTGCTTCAACGTCCGTGAGATCTCGGAAACCTCTTCCTGCCGGTTAGCGCCGCGACGGCCGCGCCCCTGGATCAGCTGCAGGTAGTCGATCAGGATCATGCCAAGTCCCTGCTCCTTCTTGAGCCGCCGACACTTAGCGCGGATCTCGTGGACGGTGATTCCCGGCGTATCGTCAATGAACATAGCAGCGTCGGATAGTTGGCCAACAGCCTGAGCCATCTTCTCCCAATCCTCACCCTCAAAAGCTCCCGATCGCATACGGCTCGCATCAACCATGCCTTCCGCGCAGATCATCCGCTTAACCAGTTGCGCCTTGGACATCTCCAGCGAAAATATAGCCAGTGTCTCGCCTACACGAATGCTGACATTCTGAGCGACGTTGAGCGCGAAGGCTGTCTTGCCCACCGAAGGTCGGGCAGCAACAATGATTAAATCATTACGCTGGAAACCGGACGTCATTTTGTCGAGGTCCGCAAACCCTGAAGGAATGCCGGTGATGCCCTGATTGTTGTCTTTGGCAATGTAAAGCCGCTCGGCCTCATCCATGACCTCCACCAAGACCTCTTTGACCGGCGTAAATTCCGTCGCAGGCACGGCTTGCTCGGAGAGCTTGGACATTTTCTTGTCCGCCTTGACCAAGAAGTCGGAGACGTCCTGCTGGCTAGCAGCATCATTGACCAGGCTGAGCGCCATCTCAATCGCTTGCCGTCGTAGGTACACGTCCGCCACCCGTCTAGCGTAAAAATCGACGTTTTTGGTTGTGGCCACTCCGTTTAGGAGGGTTGACAAGTACGTCACTCCACCAACCTTGTTGAGTTCCTCCGTGTCCTGGAGCCTGGAAGTGACCGAAACCAAATCGATTGGAATCTCTGATTCGGTCAGGTGCCGCATGACGCGGAAAATCCGGCCATGAGCTGGTTCGTAGAACTCCCCGCCCTGCAGGATCTCCTCGATCACAGCAAATGCATCAGGGTCAAGTAAGGCAGACCCAATCACTGCCTCCTCGGCTTGCAGATCGCGGGGGATATCAATCTGGGGCAGATCCTCAATCGTCAGCATTGCCTGCCCCCTTAATCATCTTGCGAATGTTTTGCCAGTAGTTTGGCGGCGGAGGCTGGTCAAGTTGTCGCCAGCTCTCCAGTCGATTCAAATGATCGGCAGCTGCCTGCTTGCTCCGTTGGCTGTCGATCTGATCGCCCAGGCGGCCGCGGATATGTGCGATCCCTGGGGTTACGATCTCAACTTGAATATGGTGATCGATATTAGACCAGGCTACCTCTGCTGGGAAGGACTTGAGATAGCGCTCGTGGTCCTCACGGACTTTGTCGGTTGTGGCATCGAAGAAGGGGAAATGCTTCTTGATGTGCTTGTAAAGCTTAGCGACCTCAATCAGTTCCACGCTTCATCTCCTCCTCTGCAATGAGCCGATCCAGCTCATCAAACTGTTGCTGTTGCTGTTTAGTGCGTTTCGGAGAGCCAGGGGCGACCGGCACGTGCGGCACCGCACCGGTTATGGCTTTGGACGATCGTTGTACCTCCCAAGCATCATAAATGCGAGGGATGATGAACGATATGCTCCGAATACTGTCACGTTTGTGGCGTGGCCTGAAATTGTCAAAGCAATGATCAATGCAGGTCTTAATAAATGGGGACGGCACCCCATCAGCCACCAGCTGCTTTACTTCTTCGTAGTCGGTCAAGCTCAATTCGAGCCCTCTACCTCTACGCTTCAAGAAGTGATTTCCAATGTCTTGTATCTGTTTCGTCATATCAGCTTCGTCTACCACCTCCACCTCTTCTTTTGTAATATCTACTGTAATATCTTTATTAGAGTGGACATTTTTGTCCGAGAGACTGGACATTTCTGTCCACTCTGTTTGGGAGACTGGACATTTTTGTCCACTCTCTTGGGGTAGAGACTGGACATTTTTGTCCAGAGAGTGGACATTTTTGTCCGAACGATCAGGGAACTTTTTCGAGTTTCTGACTGAGAAAATCATCCCATAGGGAGCTCTCGTAATTTTGATGTAGCCTTCTTGCTCTAAAGTGTCGATCCAACGTTGAACAGTTCTTTCGGTAACATCAAACTTCGCTGAGATCTCCTCACGCTTGATAGGCTTATTCCCGAGGACGATGCCCCAAGATACTCCATCCTTTTCGACATCCTTCGTCGTGGAGCTGACGCACCACAGGAATAACCATATTGCGCTGCCTATGTTCTTATAATGTTTGGGATCCAGGAGTCCGGAGTACATCGGAAAAGGATAGCTGTCTTGAGACATACAAACATCCCCTATATCTTGATTAGCGCTGGGACTCGCGAACAGAATACATCTGTACGTGCATGTGACCGACCTGTCCGTGATGGACAATCATTCCGGCCGTGACGCCAGAAGCTACTTGCTTAATCGTGTCTGAAAGCAGCTCAGGCATTTGTTCTTCCTTTGCTGCCAGTCTTGTAACCTGGATACCAAGGCCCTTCGCCATATCCTCCAGCAGCGCCTTGGCTTGTTCAGGCCCCTGAGCCATCGCTTCATCCATCCAGTGCTGCATCATCGTCATCTTGCTCATATCGATCTCTCCCTCATAATTTTCTGTTGCCATTCCTTCGAGAGCCGGCAGCGGGAAGCATGAATCTCGTAGAAGCGCCGCCCCAATGAAAACGAGACGAATTTTTTAGTAGACGTCTCGTAATAGAAACCATTCAAGTTTGGCGCCGTCACAGCGCCACCATTTCAACCGGCATAACGTAGGTTGACGGGTATTAGCTCGGCGTGCTCAGGCGCCCATGCCGGCGGACCGTACTTGCTGACATAGGCCAGCTTGTTAACCCACTCATCAACCGGCTCTCTCTCGTGCATAGCCTTGAGCAGCTCCCAGGCACCGATGACGTCATTGAGCGCTCGGTGCGCCCCAGTGAGCGTAATGCCGTAGCGCTCGGTCATGTCTGTCAACTTGTGCGGGAAAGTGTGCCGGTCACGCGCGATCGTACAGGTATCAATAAAATGATTGCTGAAGGTTGGACGACCGGAACGTTGCAGCCAGTAATGGAGGAACGCCATGTCGAAGGTCGCGTTATGCGCAACCAGCAGGCTACCCTTGGCCAGGTTGCGCAGAATCTTGAATGCCAGATCCTCCGGCATCCCCTCGGCCACGTCCGCATTTGTCAGGCCCGTAATCTCAGTAATCTTGGCCGGTAGCTCGCCGTCGAACTGTACGAGCGTTTGAAATTGGCTTACGATCTGGCCATCGATGCAGCGGATCGCTGCCAACTCAATGACGCGGTCAGTAGCAGGGTTAAGGCCCGTAGTCTCAAAATCAAAAACAGTAATATCATCAAGCATTGGATCGACTCCTATCGTCTCGCAGCCATATGATGCGCTGCTGGTAATTTGCCTTGCGTACGCTCCAGCCCTCGTAACCACGTGCAAAGTACTCTTTGACCTCGCGCTTAAACGCCTCTGGGTCGGTGTGGTACAGCGCCCAAATCCGCTCGCTCACGCCGGAGCGAGTCAGCGGCACACCGAACTCGTCATAAATTGGCTCTGTCATCGCTTGGCCACCCGGACCACTGCCCCGGTGACCTCCTGCACCTCGCGCCGGAAACGCTCCTCGTCGCTGTTGCCGTCCGAAAGATGCAGCAGCCATATCTCTTGGACCTTAGATACGTCGTTGGCTCGTAGAAAATCCTTTACGTGATCCAAGCCAAAGTGCGATCGGAGCAGCCGGTGCATCTGCGCCGGATGGAGCTGGCCAGCCTCGACACGCTCCTGGACGATGTCCAGGGCGTAATTGCACTCGACCATCAAGTGAGTCAGGCCACCGAACCGGTATCGGCAGTAATAGCTGTCCGTCAAAAAGAGCAGCTTGTCCCCGTCACGGTTGGCCAGCAGGAAGCCCAGGGGCTCCGCCGCATCATGCTCCACGTCAAACGGCAGGATCGTCCAGGTGCCGATTCGAAATGACTTGTGAGCCTGCACGGTATGCAGCCGATGACTGGACAGCCCCAGGGCGTCCGCTGTCCCTTGTCCGGTATAAATCCGGACGCCTGCTCGCATCAGGTCCTTGATGGCCTTGCTGTGATCGCCGTGATCATGTGTAACCAGGCAACCGGCAAGCTGGGTCACCTGGAAGGAGAGCGCCCGCTGCAGCTCCTTATACGGCAACCCAGCCTCCAGGAGCAGCGTGGTATGCCCGTCCGTGATTCGGTAGGCATTGCCGGCGCTGCTGCTTCCCAGTGGCAGGATCTCAATCACTCGAAGTCGAGATCCATTTCATCCGGATTTGGTGGCGGCGCATCTGCTGCGGGCTTCTTCTGATCGCTGCCTTTATCGGATGCTGGCGGCGGCTCCGGATCGGACGCGGGTTCCGGGTCATCGTCCTCACCCTCCGGCGTGATATCAATCCGCTGCCGGTTGCCATTCTCTCCGATCTCGTCCTCTACGGACTGGATGTTGTACTCCTGCTCAAGCTGGCTCAGGCGGAGGTAATCGTCATCAATCTTCTGGCTGTCAATCGTGATATCGTTGTAGGCAGCCCGAATTACCGTCTTCAAGCACATCTGATCGTACCAGCCCTCTACCTTCTCCTTGCCCGTCTTCTTGTTTCTTCCGGTATCTTCGTCCTTCTCCCAAACGTCCTTTTCACCGCCCCAAAACTCAGGGGACGCATGTTTGGGTCGTCGCTTAAGGATTTCCTCGATGCTAAGCATGACCAGCTTGTTTTTGTGTGGCGCCTGTGAAAATGAGTGATAATAGAACCCGCCAACTATCTCACCGCGTTTGAATGCGTTAGTGATTTCAAAATGATAGCCCTCAACCTCGTTTCGAGCGTCGCGCTTGATGGGGAAGAACTTGTCCGTCGAGTAAACCAACTCGACTATCACTTTGTCTGGAACATCCAGACCATATTTGACCGCCTTGAGCTCCATGCCGCGGTAGCCCTCGACAAAACCAATATCATATTGGCCGGTTCTTTTATTTTTAAAGGGAACCATGTTGATATGGTTCTTCTGGGCAGGATCGAAGCCTACTCGCGCGTAGGTCACAACATCCCGGGCCAGTTTCTCCATGTTGATGTTCTGCCAGGTCACCGGAGTCGCATCTCGGTTTCTCTCCGACTTTGCAAGTCGCTTCTCCTCCGCGGCTCTGAGCGTGGAGTCCAGGGAGATAAAGTAATTCTGAGCCAGGCGTTTCTGGAACTGAGTCAAAGCCACTTCACTCACGCCCGCCGAGAACTGCGCCACAACCATATTCATGAAGCGCTCTGATTGGGTCAGTTCCTTCTTAGCGAGAGCCTTATACTGCTGCTGTTGCTTCTCTTCTTCGCTCATTCTTGGCCTCCATTCAGCGGCATGCCCGCTTTGATGTAGCACTCTGTGCAGTAAAAGCGTTCCGGCTCAAACCCGTTGTACGTACCTTCCTCCTCCAGCACGTATTCAACGGGGGTCATGTCGTTAAGCTCAGCCGCCTCAATGTACTCCTCGATCTCGTCCGGATGCTTATCACATCCGATGCAAGTCAGTGGTTCACCAAATTTAAGACCGCAAACCTTACAAAACTTATCCGTGCTCTGGATCTCGGTGTTACTACATTGTGGACATTTCATTAGATCGCCTCCCTGCTGATGAAACGGAGCCTTTTGTCGTCCTCTGAAACAATTAAGCGCACGACCTGCGAGTCTGTAGGTTGCAGTTTGGTAACAGACTCGGCGTTGTCTACAAAGATCGGTGCCGTGACCCCGTAATGCTCACAAAGTGTGTTGATGATATCGATACCGACATTGTTCTGGGCAGCTTTGTTCAGCCCGCCATCGTACGGCACGCCCTTATACAGCGTGTCGCAGACCTCTTTGATCCCGCCGTTGATCTGTTCCTCAAACAGCCGGAACCGAGCCAAACGGAACTTGGAATCGATGCGGGACTGCAGCAGGCTGACCTTCGTCCGGATAAACTCCTCTGCTAGAAACAGCTCATGCTGCTGGCGCTCGTACTCGGCAGCCAGCTTCGTCTCCTGCTCCTCGAGCTCGGCGATCCGCTCCAGCTGCTTGGCCGCCTGTTCGAACTTGGCCAGGTCGGCCTCATACGTCTGAATCTCGGCCTGCAGGTTGTCGATGACGCCTTGCAGTCTTTCTTGCTCCTGCCGAGTGCTCTCCCGCAGCCCCTTGATCTGAGCGGCGATACCATCGGCCTCTGCGGACAGCCGGCGGTACTCTGGATCCTTGTTTGGATCCTGGACACCACCGCGCAGGCGCTCGAGCTCGACTTCCGCCGCCTTAGCCTGCTCCTGTAGGGGCTGGACCTTGGCCGTGTTGGCCTGTAACTCCTCCCTGTGCTGGATGACCTCCTCGCTCAACCGATCCGCCTCCGTCTTGACTGCACGACCCCGGGACTGGATGCTCGTCAGCCGCTCTGCCTTGCGACGGTTGGCCTCTGCCAGCGCCTTGGCATGTGCCTCCTGTCGGAGGTCCTCTGGCAACAGCTGTCCGCAGGCCGCGCAGCTGTCGCTCTCGGTATGCTCAAAGGGCTCTGCTTTGACAGCTGCAAACTGATCGGCCAACTGCTTGCGCTCCGCATCCAGAGCAGTGATGCGCTGCTCGTTTGTTCGGATCTTGTACTGACGGTCATCCGCTGACCGCCGAAGCTCATCGAGCTGGCGGTGCAGGACAGCGACATGATCGCGCTGCTTGGCAATCTCATCGAGCACATCCGACTGCAGGCGACGTTTGATATCGACCATCTGCCCATCCAATTGGGTCCATTGGTGCTTCAGCTCCTGGACGCGGCCACCTGATTGGACGGCCATCAGCTCCAATTGACGCTCCGTGACCTGGCCGCGCAGGGACGCGATGTCCTCCTGCAGCAGTTCCTCACTCAGCTCAGACACATTAGGCACGCTACGCTGAGCTTCGCTGATCCGGATTGGGATCTGTTCGATCTCTCCATTTATCCGCTTAAGGGCGGCGGCGACGATCTTTTTATGATCCTCGACCGACCGCTCTTGCAGGATCTTCTCGAGCGGCTGCAGCTCCTTTTTACTGTGCAGAATCTCGACGTCGGGGATCTCCCCGCAGATCTCCATGAGGATCCGGCGACGGTCGTCTTTTCTAAGGACCTCGTTGAAATATGATGGGTTGGTGATGAGTTTAAACAACTCCTCCGGAATGATGGAGGTCACCTCAGCCTCATACTCGCTTTTATTGACCGGCACGCCGTCGAGATGGTAAATTGTCTCGTGGCCACTATAGGTGGCCTTGATGGATCCACGCTTCTTGACCCATTTCTCCTTGAAGACTCGCCGGAAGGTCTTCGGTCGCCCGTCGACTGTTAGAACACACTCGACCTCGTGCTCCAGTTTTCGCTGCCGGATACGGCCGATCTCGTCCAGCTCCTGAATTTCAAAGTCAGCTCGATTCAGGCTATCCTTGCCAAAAAGTGACCAAGTGAAGGCATCGAAGATGGTCGTCTTGCCAGTGGCGTTATCCCCGTAAACGTCAAGATCCGAGGCGCCCGTCGTAACGACGAGCTCTCGGAATCCCTTAAAATTTCGAAGCGTCAAGCGCTCCAGTACGATTTGCTTCATGGCGTCACCTGGATAAGGCCAGCAACTGCCCGGTATGCCTTAAACTGGATCTGCAGGCGCTCAAGACGGGATACAGTGTTTTTCAACTGCAGCTCACAGCCGGAAAGCAATTCCCTCTCGTGGCCAGTGAATTGTCGTGCCTGTGCTGCCCTGGTCTCAGCATTTTTTCCATCCAGTTTGTTATGAAGGAGCAATGAATCTTCTTTTTCTTGAAGCAGATCCTTAGCTTCAAGCACCTGTTGATGCATAGCCAGAACATCCACCTGAGCAGTTTCGATTTCATCCGGCAACGACAACAGTCTCGCGACAAGCTCATTCTTGGTCATGGTCATCGGGGCACCTCCTCGGTGAGCTGACCAGCCTGAAGATTAAAAGTGACTTCACGGCCTGGAGAGATATCCTTGCTGTGCAGATACGCCTCCATCTTCTGCTGCCTTTCCTTAGTAAGTCGCTCGTTCTCTTCTAGCAACTCTTTTCCCCTTGGGCTTGTGAAATATGGAACCTTCAACGATTTGTAAAACGAATCACCGTCCTTAAACAGTTGATCAGCATCAGCGATTTCAATCATCTTGAACATATGTTCCGCTACTGCAGCCTTTGAGTTTAGCTCATTTAACATGAGACCCTTCCCCAGCATGCGCAGCTGTGACAGCACCGGCTCCTCGATCTTGCAAAGAACTACCGTTCTTGTTGGCTGAAGTGCTTCTAGCAATTCTCTAAACATGGGTTCCTCCTTGTCGCCCTAGGCATACCGTGGTATGCTAGGAGCAGTTCATGGTTTAAAGTAGCCCTCTCGCGAAGGGCTATTTTTTATTTCAACAATCATCACAGTTCCGGGGGTATCCCGGCTCATCGCCGTCAATCAGTTCCCCGCAGCACTGGCAAAACAGTCCTTCCAACACTGCATCAGCTGCTTCACCCAAACTCCATCCTCCTCCCTTATGTAGTTGAGTGGGCGGGGATTTGCACCCCGCTACGGTTTGCACGTAGTTGTTCGTTGGTCGCCGGTAGGCTCAATGCCCGGACCAGACTTCACCGCAAAGCCGAATTGGATTTTATAGCAGGCTCAGGCCAGCAACTTAAACGCCGGGATTTGCACCCTACTTCTACCGCACAGGCGTTGCGATCCCTTTTCCGCCACCACTCATAGAGCCTATTCAATTTTCAAAGAGCAACGTGGCCAAAGCCACGGCGGTTACCCGCGACGCCTCCCGGCGTTTCGTCCGCTCCGCTGCGGACTCGTCAGGCGGTCAGGACTCAGCGGCTGCCCTAGCAAGCTGCCGGATCGCATCGCGGCTGTACATCTTGCCACCAAAGCTGACCAGGTCCTCCAGGCTTCCGGTGATGACGCAGCCGGGCTGATACTTCTTAAGGATGATTCTCTGATCCCCATCGACAAAAAACTCAATCGGGTCTCCTTCAGCAATGTTAAAAGAACGACGAATCTCTTTCGGGATGACCACACGACCCAGCTCATCGATTTTGCGAACTATACCAGTTGCTTTCATATTCAGTTCTCCCTTGTGCTCCCCCACGCCGCGTGGTATCATAGGAGCAATCAAATTTTGTAAGTCCTTGATTTAGCCGTCCTAGCCGACGGCTATTTTGCTGTCTGCGGAAGCATGTGCATCCGCGATCTCACGCTCGATCTCTGCCACCAACGTTCTCAGTTCCTGCTGCGCATCCTTATCGCCAAGCCTGGCCGCGCTCCGGTAAAGAGCCGTCAGCTCGCCGATCCGCTGGCGTGCTGCCTCAAAATCATAGTGTTTGTTGCCCATGTGCGGCTGCCAAGTGCCAGCCTGCTCCATCTCTACGAATTGGCCGAATGTCAACCGATAGCAAGCACCCACGCGATGAGTGACAAAGTAATCTCCTAGCCTGTCCAGCACCCGATCATCTATCATAGCTACCACACTGAATGCTGATGCTGGTTAAGTACGTGCAGCTCAATCATCATGGCCATGGCCGGGCGGTGCTCGTATCGCCTGAGCTCCGGCATCACTGCCGCCCGCCCCCGCTCCGTCAGCTGATATCCGTTATCCGTCAGCTCGACCTTGCCCTC